AGGCTTTGAACAAAGATTGCTGGTATGAAGGTAGCACTGCGCCAGCCATTGTGCTAAGAAGGTTCCCACCTTCTGCTGGATATCCGCCGTATAGGAGACTTGTCTCGTAGAATTCATCACCGAACGCCGTACGAAGACCTTGTTCTAGTTCTTCTCCGTAAATCTTCCATGGTGTATTAATACCAAAAGAGTTATTAATAAGGCTTGAGAGCGTAGCTCCACCAATCCAAGAGATGCTTGGATCAGATAGCATGAACTCAAGCTGCTTAGGGTTAACCTTCATTCCGCCACCGCGTTCGTCAACGAATGGCGCAAGAGCGCCCTTGACTCCCTTTGGCAGTTTGTTATATAGTGGAAAGCGTACGGTTACAGGTGTTCCTGCAGGCACATCCATGATTGACCTGTAGGTATTACCCTCTTCGTCCTCATAAGCCTCGAATGAATCGAATGCTTGCTGTACTTGTGCATACCAATAAGCGTTCATTGGGTTCTTAGCCATCAATCGCAAGGCGACTACCTGGCTATTGAAGAATGCTAGTGGGAATGACATGGCATAACGTGCTTGGTACATACCATTTGTTAAACGACGTGATGAATACAGTGTCTGTTCTACGCGAGCAAGCGCACGACGACGTGCGATTTCATTAAGCTGGTTGTTAACAAAGTAATCAGTTGGATCTCCACCAGTTCTACGTGAGTTTGTAATAAGAGCACGCAGTTCTTCTTCCCAATGCTTCTTAAATAGGGGAGCACGTACCATCTTTGTTTCAGCGTCAGCTAAAAATCTCCAAGCAGCGTCTGTAACTCCACCAACTCGGGCAGCAGCGCGGTCATACTTGTTCAAATCGTTAAGGTTGATGTTCGGACCCTGGATTCGCTGTGGCAAATCTGGGTTCTTTTCTAGAAGAACACGCATTTCATCAACAGATACAGGGCGACGCATGATTAAATCACGCACTTCCTGGGTTGGGTACATAGCACGTACCTTGGCACTGGTCTCAGAGATCCAGTCGAGCATATCTTCTTGTGTACTGACGCCACGGTCACTCATACGCCGACGCCATTCACGTCCAGCATCACCTGATTTATAAATCCAGTTAAGGATTTCTGTATCATTGACGCCACGAAAGATCATTCCTAGTGGAAGTTCAAGGCTGTTGCGAACCTGTCGGTTAGCAATATGTGTCAAGGCGTTAAAGTAAGCCTCTGTATCGGTACGGTCGATAGTAACGAAGCGACGGCTTTCAGCCTTGATGCGTGCGTTAATTTCTGATCGCGTACCAACAGAATAAAAGTTTTCAACGGTGTCAACTTCTGACATGTAAGCAGTAGCTCCACGTTGGTTAGGGTCCATAAGACCCTTGATTGTGTAAGTCTTGCCGTCAATTTCCCACTCTTCAGTGACTTGACCAAGACGCTTCATCTGAGCCCTATCGCCACGGGCAAGAATTGCAGGAGCAATCTTTGCCTTCTGCTTATCAATGATAGAGGCAATACCCTGGACAATGCGTGCGCTTGATTCAACAGCGTCGGTTGCTTCTCTAAATGCGGTATCTGCTTCAAAAAGTGCATCATCTGCAGCATGAAGAGCATCATCAGCCAAAGCTTGGTTAGCTTTGCTTGCTTTCTTAGCAGCTGCAGCTGCGCGTTCCTGCGCTGCGCGGGCTTTTTGCCAAGCCTTTTCAGCTGCTACTACAGCGACTTTATCCCTTTCCCATTGTGCAATATGCATTGGGAACTTCTTGTCACGAGAGATTGTACGAATCTGCTCAATGACAGAGTTTTCCTGGCGACGAGCTTTAAATCCTGGCATGCCAGGGATAAATCTGGAAATATTTTCTGCGCGAATACTGTTGTTATAGATTGCGTTACGCACGCCTTGGTTTGCGTTTCCAAACATCCCAAGACTTTCGGTAGCCATAGATGCACGCATCATTGGGTCAACGATAGAGTTCTTAGGAATGTAAGCGATACGAAGTAAGTTCAAGTTGCTGAAGACCATGTTAGCAACATCAAAGAAAGAGGCTAGGCTCATTGCTGCTTGCGATGCATATGCACCACGAACCTGACCCTTGGTTACATAGTCTGAACTTTCCTTCTTCATGTGAAGGATAATCTCATTTTCCAAGCGACGGAAGTCGAGCATTGGAATTGTTTGAGCTTCGTTAGAAAGATCAATAAAGTTATTGACGAGGTTGATAGCACCGTCGTCACCTGGAATCATTCCGTTGTCAACTACGTACTTCTTGAGAGTCTGACGTGTTTCATTCTTGCCAGATACCCACTTGGTAATTTGAGCAATGATTGCTTTGTTCTCAAGTGCTGTATTTGGGTTGGCAATGTCAATGAGTTCATCAATGCCGTAGCGACGACCAAGCTCAAGGAATACTCTTTCTTCGATGTTTGCTAGTGCAACTGCACGAGCTGTATCTGTATCAGCAGCAAGGTAGCGCTCAACCATGTCGCGCTTAAACTGTGAGCCTTCTGTTCCGCGTAAGAATGAAAGACGGTTAAGGTCTGAAAGTAAATCGTTTGCTGCTTCAAAGCGACGTGGGTTAGAGATGTTGATGTGACCCTGTGGTCGCCCTGAACCTTGGTATGCAATAAAACGAATGACGCGGTCGTATGGTCCTGACTGGTAGACCTGAGTCTTCCAGCTTCCATCTCCTGCCTTGCCGAATAGTTTTGCGTCACCAAATTTTGCAGCTGTAATGAGCTTATTCTTAGCAAGTGCTACCGTCTCGTACGCTGCAAACTTTCCTGGTACAAAGTCTTCACGTGCTCCCGCTGCTGTCTTGGAAGCAAAGTCCTCAAGTGCGCGGGCAAAAGTTTTATCTTCCGCCTTCTTGGCATCAATGATGCGCTTGTAGCGGTTAGTAAGATTAGGTGTTAGATTCTCTTCGGCAATCTTGCCCCAGTCATCTAATGGATCATACTTCATGCCAAAGTTATCAATGTGGTCAGCCTCAATCGGGCGACGTCCCATAAAACGCGAAAATGCTGCTGCATCTCCACGCTCAGCAAGAAGATAATCTGAAACATCGTCGTATGTCTTAAGGCGAGATACGATCTGTGCTGTACGAACTGGGTTGGCAGTCTCAGCAACTAATGGGTTAGATGAAAGACGAGTAAGATTAGTTTCATCAACTGCGTCTTTCATAAGAACGGCAAGACCCGAAGGTGCTGGCGTTCCGTCTGCCTTGTTACCCCATTCGGTAGCTAACTTAAGATTGTTTTTAAATGCTGCATCATCTGCTGCGGTACGGATAACCCCAGGTCCAACAACTTTTTTAGTTCCTGCACGAACTGCAGTTCCTGCGCCTCTAGTTGCAGCCAAAGCGATAGCTAGGTCGGTTGATCCTGAAGCAATAATACCAAGCCATTCATCTTTAAATGCCTTGTTGCGCTGCTTATCGTCAAAGACATCAAAGTCATTGTCTAAAAATGTTGGCGTAATTGCATCAGGGAGCATGTCACTAACAAGTGACGCAGCCCCAGATGCAACAGCTTGACCCATTGAGATATCTTTGGAGCGCTGTTTAGCATAGACAAAACTATTAAGACCTTTGCCACGGGCGATAGCCTGTGGTGTAAGAGCAATAGCGGAAACGGTTTGGGTTACTGGTTGAATAACTCTGTTAGCAAGTTCCATCGCTGCCATTGCAACGTTGGTTCCTGTACGGACAAAAAAGTTACCCTTTTTGCCTTTCTCGATTGCTGAAGTAAGGACTTCACCAACTTTGTTTTCTACCTTGCCGACTTTTGTTTCGTCCACATTTTTCTTTTGTTCTTTTACAAAGCCCTCAACTGGTGCAGGTTGAACTGGTAGTTCAGTATTTGTAAAAACATCGCCCCAGACGGATGTGTTACTCAATTGGCAACTGCTCCTTCCGAGACGTCAGGTCTTCTAATAATTCAATTCGATCATCATCGGATTCAAAATCCATGCGAGCTATATCCCACGCAACTGGAGCCATATCAAAGCCAAGGTATTCGAGATTCTCTTCGAACTTCTTGAAAACTTTCATTATTGGATCTCCGTCTGGCTCCGTAAATATTTGACAAAGGCTTTCATTGTGCCTGTTGATTGTGGTGAGTCTGCATAAGCAGACATAAGTGGCATGTATTTAGCAAGCATGCTTAGATCCTGAAGCTGAGTATCCACAGCGTTTGGCAAGCCAAGCACTGCACGACCAGCTCCAGGTCCAGCATCAACACCTTCGGTTACGTACTCATTAGGACGGCGTGTTTCCGCACTAAGCGGAATCACACCTTCGCTAATGTTTGCACTTCCTGCCATTGGTGCGCCACCTTGGTCTGCTTGAAATTGCTTCTGCTCGCCATAAGCTGCGTTAGGCAAATCCATTTTTCCCTGTGCTGGGATATCTGTTCGCTGTGAGAATGAACTCGGACCAGATACAACACCTGGGTTAGGCTGCATCATTGACATTTATTAACCTATTTCTTAGTTGGAATATTTACTTTAGTTCCTGACCAGATCATGTTGCCACCCTTGTACTTAGGGTTCTGCTTAAACTTCTTGTTGGTTGCGTAGATATCTGAAAGAGATACGCCAGCTGCTTTAGCAATTGCTGAAAGCGTGTCGCCACTCTTTACAATGTAAGCGCTTCCTGGAGTAACTTTTGGTGTTGTTCCGCCCTTAGAGCCTGAACCACCCTTAGATCCACCTGAAGAACCACCTGAAGAACCACCACTGGCTCCACCTGATGAACCTCCAGCTGCTCCAGCTGCAGGCTTATTCTTGTAATAGTCCGCAATTTGTGCTGGAGTTGGACGAGTCTTTGAGCCCTTATTCCATGCATCAGTTCCTGGAACTAGGCTTGATCCATCTGGACCATAGCGAAGATTCTTATTATCTTTAGCTCTCTTATTTGCTAGTTCCTTGTCGTACTTAACTTGTAGTTCATCGGCTTTTGTGCCACCGCGCTTTCCTACAATACCCATAGATATTGAGTTAAGGATGTTCTCGCCAGATACGCCCAAAGACTGGACCATATCTTTCCATTTAGAATCTGGAGTCTTTCCTCTAAGTGCAGCAATTTTGCGCTCAAGTTCATCCTTGCGTTCTTGATCTTTTACTGATTGACCAAGTTGTGCAACTTCCATAACAAGACCAAGCAGCAATCCACCCTTAACAAACTTCCTAAGCTTGCCACCCTTTTTAACGACAGTGTCGCTGCCAGGAACTGGTGTTACTCGTGATGTAGTTGTTGCAACTGTGCCTGTACGTGTACTAACAACAGTACCCTTTGGACGAATTGCAAGTTCACGAGAAGCTGAAAGCTTGCCTTCTTTTGTAAGCTTTGCTTGTGTTTGTTTTAGCTTTTCATCTTCCATCGCAGTAAGCGATGCATCTGTAATCGACTTAAAACCTTTAACCTTAGTGCCTTTAGGCTTCTTGGTCTTTGGCGCTTCTGCGTTTGCAGCTGCTGCTCGTTGGCTAGGAAGCTTTGATTCATAAAAGAGAGCCTTGTTGAGTGCAGACTTGGGCTTAACGCCTTCTTTGATAAGCTTCTCGTAACGAGCCTTACCTTCTGGAGTCTTAAGAGTTTTGTCAACAGCAGTTGATGTAGTAGCAGGCTTCTTAACAGTTGGCTTCTTCTTTGGTGCTGCTTTAGGAGCAGCAGCTTTCTTTGTTGCAGCCTTCTTTTTTGTTACAGGCTTTTCTGATACGCCATCTTCGGCAGCTACACGAGCGCGGAACTTATCCATAGCTACGCGTCTTTCACGAGCAATTCGTTCTTTAGCTGTTTCAACTGGCTTAGTCTGAATCTTGTTGCCTTTATCATCTGTGATAAAGTTACCTTTGGCTTCCTTGCTGACTTCCTTTAATGCTTCTTTGTCAACTAGCTCTAACTTTGATGTTGGATCTTTTAGTCGAGCTTGTGGTTTACCAGAGAATGCTTTCTTGGCATCAGCCTTGGCAGCCGAACGTGCCTGACGAAACTTCTTTGGCTTTGTTGGTTTCTTCGCTGCCATGGTTTATCCTTTACTTAAGCTTGTTTTTGTTGCCTGCGATAGGCTTTGGTGTGACACCCTGCTTGACCATTCCGCCACCCTTAACAGCACCTGATGGCTTCTTGCCCATGATTGCTGATGATGTTGGAGCCTTTACGTGTCCGCCTTGCTTTCCGATCATTTGTTTCTCCTTGTTATGCTGGAATTGAGCGAGTTACTCTCGCCGATAGATTTGGATTTCCGCCACCTGTAAGACCTGCTAGCAATTCCTGCATAGCTGGTCGACCCTGTGGCATCTCTGGCATAGGTCCACCCATGCCTTGTTCTGCTGGCATAGGCTCTTGTGGGGCTTCTGCTGGCATGCCTGGAGCTGTTGGCTCAGGCTTTGGTTCTTCTGGCTTAAATGCCTTGGCGACTGCATCTTCAAGCGGTATGCCCGCTTTACGTGAGTCGATTACGCTAGCCATAGCGCTAACGATCTTCATAGGATCTTGACCCTGCATCACCATCTGTGGGATTGCGTTAGCAAGACCAGAGATAGATGATTTCATTGAGTCACGAAGCTCTTCGATATCGATAGCGCGTTCTTCTTCTCCAGCATTAATGGAGATAGGAAGATTGCGACGTAGCATTCCGCGTGAGATTAACTTATCTCCGCGTGCTTGTAGACCCCAAACCAATGCGCGGTTTGGATCTAGACCTGCCATTAATCCGTACTCTACAGTTACACCGTAGTTACCCTTAACGTCTACAGATGGCTTGTACTTTAACTTGTAAGGTACGCCGTTTGCTGTAGCAGATACTTCTCGTTGAAGTTCAGGGAAGTAAATTTCATCGGTTGCAAGAGCAAACGAAATGGCTTGTCCAATCGCTTCACCTAGAATTGATTGGTAGATCTTTATTTGAGAATCATAACCAGCCATGAGTGCTTTAACACCCTGACCAGTTACGACAGAACCTTCGCTTTGCCCAGCACGTGCTTGAGGAAAACGGGTTCCAAGTTTCATTTCATCGGCGAGAACGTTGTTCTCTGCGAATGCAAACTGTGGTACGTCGAGATTTACTCGGCGGATCTTCTCTGGAGAGTTCGAACGAATAACAGCATCAGGACCAACGGAGAGCTGAGTAACGTCATTAGGCAAAGCAAGAGGAGCTTCAACAGATTTTTGAACAGCTTGCATAGTGAGAAGAGCAAGACGAGCTTTCGCTGCATAGACTGGGAGGACGTCGTCGAACTGTCCACGCGATTCGCCGTCGAGCGAAGGACGCTGAGCAACAGCAACTGGGACCTCACCGAGTTTGTTTGGTGTTTCTGCAAGAACTAATCCTCCTCGGTCAAGAATAAACATCACTGTCTTCTTCTTGTCCATCCAGCGAACTACGCTAATAAGCGAGTTCTCATCACCAGATCGTGTGAAAGAGTTCTTTGCCAAGATAGCATCTGCATGCTCAGGGAACTGAGCTGCAACATCTCCTGCTTTACGCTTGTATACACGAGCATAAGTGTTGATATTGCCAAATCGATCTTGGTCATAATAAGCACCCATGGAGTTTTCAACATGGATGTGTGGTCTCTTGTCCTTAAAGTTAGGTTCAACTCGTAGAACAACAAAACCGTATGTAGATAGTTGGTCTGCGCCACGCAGAAGTTCCGTACCAAGTCGAGATGATGCTACGTAATAGTTGCAAATCTTTGTACGCTTGTCAGCCTTGGTACGCTGGTTATCATCCAAAGATGAATCGCCAGCAGCAGTAATGGTAGGAAGAACACCGACTTGCTCAGCAACATCCCGAGCAACGACATCAATAAGGTTAGCAACGATTGGACGTGACCAATTGCCAGAAGGAAATAAGCCAGGGAATACCTGCTCAGCATTGCCTGCTCTTACCAAGGCAACCTCGCGCATGCGCTTATCGCGCTCGGAGTTTCGAGTTACTAATTGCTCGAAAGCATAAACTAATTCTTTCATAGGGTCACATTCTCACGGCTCGCTGTGTAGAAGCGAGATCATCCAGATTGATTATGTAGCGACCTTCCATGTCAGATCGAGTTGCAAACTCGTTAGCCATGAAGTTCGGTACGTTGGTAGAAGCGATTAGAATCTCGCGGGCTACGATCTCACAGAACCACAGTGCCATCACTGCGTCCATCTTGAGTTGCTTGCCCTGCTTACCTGGTTGCCAGGTCACGAGTTGTTCAATAAGTTTCTTGACGTGTTCATTCTTCGAGCTATCTGGCAATTCAATTAAGTTATCGCCAGCATGCTTGAAGTTGTTGTTGAGTCCATCTCGCTTAATGACGGACCCAAACAAAGGAGCGAGTGAGGCTACGCCGAACTCGGGATCCTGTTTGTTATTACCTGTGTAGTGTGGTCGGTAATTAATACCACGTGTAGCGAGGAAGTTTCGAATTTCCTCGTCCTGTGTTAGGAATAGTTGAAAAGCATTGGACTCTACAATCACCGTATGTGGGTGATATGTGTCTGTCCATTCCCTGATAAGAGATCTGATAGCTGCAGGTGTAGGGCTTGTCATGACGTGAACGTCCATTACATAGCGTTTGTTTGTCCTGCGGTCTACCGCATAGGCGATAGCAGCTGTATCTCCAGACATTGCTGGATCGATACCAATAATCCGATAGAAGTTCGACGAATTATCAGGGTGACCTGCTGCGCCTGCAACTAAGGAGCCCGACTTTCTCATTCCGTTTACAGCGCCTCTGACGCATGTCGGGTCGAAGATTGCATTCTCCGCGATATCGAGGTTCTGGTAAACCAGTGACCACTTGGAAGGTCCTGCCTCGTTACGAACTGCCGTAAGGCGTTCGCCTGTCCATCGATCAAACATGCCATTCTCGTCGGGTACGTCAGTATCCGTAAGAGGTTGTTCGGTCTTAGCCCAAAGGGTTTTCCAATCCTTTGGGTTGTCTGCATATTCCAAGACTGCAGGCATAGACAAATATGACCACGGAAGGATGCCATCCGTGTAATGCTGTGGGTTGCGTAGTTCTTTATATAGATCAACTGCAGCTACTCGTGTACCAACTACCAAGAGTTGACCACCACCAGGTGGGAGACGAGAGGCAACTTCCTGCCGAATCCATTCCTGCTGCTTAGCCCATTCGTTTGCGTTGGACAACGTCACTACGTCGTCCAGGACTATTAAATCTGCGCGGTTACCGTAGACCTGACCACCCATACCAATAGCTTCAACTGTTGGATCCTTGGCGTCATTGTCTCGGATATCTCCACCAAGATAGATCTTGGTCGCCGACCACTGGTCGGCTGTTGCTTTGTAACCATCGGCGGGTCCGAAGGACGCCTGTAGGTCTGCATACCGAGGATGCGTCAAGCGTTGCTTGATCGCATACAAAAACTTCTTTGCCTGCTCCTGGGTCTTGGAGATAACCATGACCGAGATATTCGGGTTCTTAACGATTCGGTAGGTCACATAATTAATCGTGATCGTCATCGTCTTGGCGTGGTTTGGCGGAACGTTGACCAGTAAACGGGACAACCCACCTGAACCTTTTTCAAATACCATGGCTGGATCAATCCAGCTTGGGTCTCTACCTTCCAACATGTCAACTACGTTGAGCATATGGGGCGGAACTTTAGTACCAAGGAACTTCTCAGAGAAACCAGCGAAGTCATCCAGATTAGACCGAGCGTCTACCGCGAGGTCCTGTGTTCTAAACCGAGCATTGTCCATATAGGCAGCGAAGCCATCAGCTTCGCGCCGTTGTGTGTCATACCAAGAGCGACTTCGCCCGACCACTTTCAGTGCGTCGGCGATGGTGCGACCTTGTCTTACCAAATCGATGAGTTCTTTACGAGCCTCTTCTGGTGTTAATTGGCGATCCATGTTCCTCCAGTACCTGTAGGGGTCCACAGGGGGTTGGACAGTAGTATCCCCACTTAAGCATATATATCTTATCGGCGGGCATTAAGCCCGCCTCAGAAGGCTCAATAAGTATTTCGCCTTATACTTACATAGGGGTCTAGAGCGTCGGCGTGTTTCAAGGGGGTAGCCCAATATATTTTTATTTAGTTCGGTGATCTCGGTATAAGTCCTGGTCAGAGCTGTAGTACCTGGTGAAAATTATTTAGGTGATAGTGGGGGGGAGGCGGGGGGTCAGGTTAAACAACGGGGGGGTCGGCAGGGCGCAGGGCATGCAAAAAGGGGACGAGGTTTCCCCCGCCCCCACGAATGGATGCCTGCGCGTACGCAAAACCCCCGCCCACTGCTACGCGGACGGGGGAGTCGCTGAACTATCTATAGAGCCTTGCGCTGACGTGTAATCACACGCCCGTTGTTACCTACAATCGCGACCGCCTGTGAGTCTGCGTGGTCTGCGATATCGAACACGATACCTACGCGACCCTTGCCAAGGGGAACCAAGTCCCCAAGTTGAGCGTACTTGACCAAGGTCAATTCAAAATCGGGGATAAAGTCGAGCGTAGGTACGTTATAAAACTCGCGCATCGCCTTGATTTCAGCGTCAAGGTTAGCGAGTACGTCATCGTGTGTCCATGCTGTGTTCATCGTCTTGCCTTTCGGTTAGGTTGAGCGTTGAGCCATTCAGCCCAACACCGAGAAGATTACAGGATAGCCAGCCGAATGTCAAACACTGAGCGTAAAAAGGCGGCGTGGCGGGTCACATCAAGCGTCACCCATGACGTCATGCATGCCATGCACAGCGTGGCGCATCGCGCCCCGCATTGCCCCTGTCCGCCCCGACACCACACGCGTACTTGCAGGGGGCAAGTGAGTGCGTGATTGGAATCGCTACGCATGGGCTAGTGATCGCGCCCGCGCCTGTCTTTTCTTGATAACAGAGCGAAGCTCTGTTTGATAAAGAGGGTCGAACCAAATTGGCTAGACAGAATTGGAGATTGGAATGAAAGCATTATACGAAGCCCTACTACCAAGCGACCTCATCGCTATCGGCATCCTCTTCGGGGTTGTCGGCACGCTATTGGTTGCTTACCTGTGGGACATCGCGTCAATCATCGTAGCAGAGCGAAGCTCTGCAAGAGAATGGCAGCACTGGAAAACCACAATTCGAGAGGAGAACTAAGCATGAACAGATGGCTGATTCAATTCGACTGGCAGGAGGATGAGTCATCCCCTACTGGCGGGATGTACTACTTCACACCATCGAAGGATGGCATCGAGTTGTTTACAACTCAGCACCACACCATGGAGACAGCATGGATTGACACACTAGGAGAACTACGTTCGAGAGGGGAACTGTAATGACACAATGCGGAGTAACTACATGTACTAATGAAGACCTAGTCTTCAGTGGAATGGATGCGTTTTGTTTGGGAGGTATCCCAACCGAGACGTATTGCTACTCATGTGCTAATGCATACAACCAGATTAGCCAAGGTATTACTTGGCTACACACAACGAAAGAGGAGGTCGCGTAATGGGAGCAAGAATCAACTACGTGCTCAAGGTATATCCAAATGAGCAGGCACACATCACACTGTACTCACACTGGGGCGAGACAAACTGGAGGCATGACCTCATGCTGGCTCTGGCTCACGCCGAGCCGAGATGGACAGACCAAAACTATGCAGCCCGCATAGTTGTATCACAACTAATCGGTGACGATTGGCATAAGGAGACAGGCTATGGCTTGTTCACAAGCGTTGACGGCGAGGACTTGGGTGACTTCACAGTCATCGTTGATTTTACAAATCAAACCGTCAATGATACAGGGAATGAACATTCGTTCAGTTCCTTCATCGAATACCAACAAGAAATGGTGGAATATCATGGCTGAGCAAGGCTTAATACTATGGGAGCACAACCCCGCAAGAAGTTTCATCGCGGATCTAACGAGCGATGAAATAGAACTACTCAACGCAGACATACAAGATGCCATCGACGGAGTAATGGAAGATTGGAGCAACAAATAATGGGACACAACACAGCGCTAGACCTAGCAGAGAATGTCGTAGACATTCGGCAATCAATCGCAATCCAATTGCGAAGCAATCACTATCCGCCAGTACCTCTTAGCATGGTGGAACCATGCATCGAGGCTATCTATGCGGTATCAGAAGGGGATACTCATAAGAGTATCGGACTACCAAAGGGTATCTTCTGGAAGGGGTATCCAACGGCTCCCGCTTATGCGATAGTCGAAGGGCATCACCTCGAGCCATGGTGTACATACGATGAGGACTATGACTATGACCGAGACTAAGCACATCATGGACATGACCGCCGACGAGCTCGCGCAGATCAAATGCGGTGGCTATTGGGGTCATCCTTGTGATAACAACATGGCTGAATATGGCTGTCGCAATTCCATGAAAGATGACGAAGCATTCTGTGCAGAATGCTGCGCCGATACCAACCAAGCGTACTGCTGTGGGTAGTGCGTGTTCTTTATAGCATAGAGAATCTATGCTCTTGAAGTAGCCAACCAACCAACGAAAGGAATACCAATGCTAGTACTAACCAAACTCAAGCGAAGCAACGACCGCAAGGTCACCAACCTAGTCACTAAGAATGGCAAGCAATCAGCAATCGCAAACACCTTCGGTCTACCCGCAGGCAAGGAGTTCTCATGCCCATCACAGACTTCAATCTGTGCCAAGGTCTGCTATGCAGGCAAACTTGAGAAGGTTTATCCAGCAGTTCGTGCCGTACTCATGCACAACTGGGAAGCCTTGAAGGATGCTGGCAAGTACGACATGTGTGCCATGCTCGACACCATGATCGAGGAATTCAAGCAAGAATGCGACAAGAAGGATGCACCGAAGGTGTTCCGTATCCACTGGGATGGGGACTTCTTCAGTGATACCTATGCTGAAGCATGGAAGTTAGTCATCACCCAGCACACAGACGTACAGTTCTGGGTATACACGAGAGTTGAAAGTGCAGCGAGAATCCTCACTGGCATCGACAACCTTGCACTGTACTTCAGTACAGATGCAGATAATAAATCCACCGCAACTAATCTCCGAGCCGAAGGCTTGGTGAGGTTGGCATACCTCGCTGATACATTCGAGGATGCCAAGCAAGACATGCTTAGCATGACTGGCAAGGTCGGGGCTAAGTGTCCCGAGAATAACAAGAGCATCCCGCTCATCTCTGCCAATGGATCCGCGTGCTTTAGTTGCGGACTATGCATCAACGGCAAAGCCGACATCCGATTCAGTGCAACCAAGAAATGAGGAACCCAATGAACACAGTAGAAGACAGTGTGTCTTTGTTAGCAAAGACAAGTGAAGCAATGACCACATACCGCCAGTCATTAGATGGATGGCGCTCAAGCATGACCGACCTAGCAATCTTCCACTCATTGCAAGCAATGGTGGCAGACCAAGAAGAGTACGACATCACGACTGTCTTCACACCAGAGGTGTTGATGGCATGGATTATTCGTGATAACTGGCAACCAGTATCCATCGATGAGGATGGGTACGAGGGTATCGACAACGCAGTCAGAGCCTATCTAATAGATAGCAAACTGGCGCTAGATCCACACCACATGAACCATGATGACGAGTAACACGTACATCTCAAGATAGCACAGCAAAGCTGTGCGTATATAGACCCAACCAACCAACTAGATAGGAGAACCAAATGACAATGATAAACACAACACCAACCGAAGCACCTAACCCAGTAGAAGAAAGCCTGCTGCACGAAACAATAGATCGAGTACTGGCAGAGCAAGCACGACTACAGGAATCCAAGGATTCCTATGTCAATAAATTCCACAAGGCACAGAGCACAATCAATAGCATCATCACCGCTATCAATGCAGACATCAGTGAACTCGGGCTTACCCCCGACGATTCATTCCCTCTCGAGACCTTGGCTAGTATCTTCGAAGACCATGGCTTGACGCTCAACTTCGACCGCCTCTTCAAGGTGGAGATGGAGTACACAATCCGAGCCGTCATTGAGGTAGAGGCAGCGTCAGAAGAGGATGCAGTCGCTGATGTACAGGCAAACGTCAGCCTGTATGATGTCAGTATCGACGGAGGTACAGTCGTTGACTGGCATGTATACAACGAATCATTCCTTAATGCAGAGGAGGCATAAGCATGAATGGAATCAGACTAGGTGACCGCGTAGAAAATGGCGCGACGATCATAGATATCAAGAAGGCATGGGATACATCAGGCTATATCGTCCTGTGCTTACGAACAGACAGCCAAGCTGACCCGTATGTCACTTGGTTCGCACGACTAGAAGATGACAAGGTCATCTGCTCATCGGGGCATTACTTCGACCAACTCAAGGACGCAGTAGTTGACTTCGCCAGCCGTATCTGAGACACTAATCCCACAACCAACCCAACACGAAAGGAACTACCATGAAAACAATCAGTAACCCACGCAGTATCAATCGCCAGAATGCATTCAAGATTATTGGCGAGGAGGTAACCGCTACATCAGCACGTGATGCAGCCACACAAGCTGGACTTGATTGGCAAGTGTCATTGTCCGATGTTCATACCAACACCCTGACACCAAATGGTGTCAACACATTAGAAGTACCTAACACATTCGCCTCTGTCCGTACCAATAAGGATGGGTCACAGGCTGTACTAGGTACAGTAGGTGGTAGATACAAGGTGTTCCAGAATGATGAGATGTTCTCAGGTCTGGATGCACTAGTCGACAGTGGCGATGCACGATATGCATTCGCTGGTGAAGTCAAAGGTGGAGCACAGGTATACATGGTGCTCGAGCTACCCAATGGTGTAAAGATTGGCAACGATGAGCATGCTTGCTACCTCGTAGCCCGTACCTCACATGATGGTTCGACTGCACTACAGATTGCACCATCCATCCAACGATTACGATGCACCAATCAGATCAATGGAATCTTTAGTAAGTCTGCGACTTACAATCTCAAGCACACAACCAACGCTGAGTTCAAGATCGAGGATATCAAACGCATCATCCCTGTAACCTACGCTGGTATCGAGATGTACGAGACAGTCGGTAACCGACTCATCAACACCGAGCTATCAGACACAGAGGTAGATAACATCTTCAAGAAGATGTGGTCGCTGCCATCTACAATCGAGAACTCACCTTACTCCATGCTCACTAGTGGTGAGCGACGTCAGTTAAACTCAGCGGTTACAGCCCGCACTACAGCCAAGGCTATCTACAAGGGTGAGACTGGTACTCAAGAAGAACTGTACGGCACAGCGTATGGTGTATTCCAAGCAGTCGTTGAGTACGCTGACCACTTCAGTCACAAGTCCGAAGCAACACGAGCTGAGCGCATCATCACTGGTTCAGCTGATCGTATCAAGAGCAAGGCTCTTGAACTCCTAGTGAAAGGATAAGCATGACGGACAACCCGTTGCAAAAATATGTCGATGCTATCGACAACCCTCAAGAATATGTGCAGCCTCTCCTCTCTACAGAGGAGGGGCAGTACCTTCTTAAGGCACTTGACTACCTTGCCATACGAGCGGAAGAATATGTCGAACGTCCTATCCATGATGAACTCGAGGAGAAGATGACCGACATAATTTTGGAGGCTCCAGATGGGCAAGCTTAAAGATAAAGACACGCTGCTAGTACGCCCTGATTCACTCCGCATCCAACAGGTTGCAGGGTGGTCATGGTACTGCACATACCACGATACCTATGGTATCGGTGACGATGAGGAAGAAGTTCTATACATGGCTGGTGCTCACATGCATTACTTCCGCATCTCTGATGACTGCGAGATCGCAGTGAAAGAACACCTACCCAGACAGGAGGAATGATGTTACAAGAATCATGGAACGCACTGTTCTGCCCTTACTGCAATGCAGTAGTAGAGGGCAGGACAATGAGCGAAGCACGTGAAGCTATGATTACACACCAAAAGTATGTGCAATGTATTAAGGGATACTGATGGCTAAGCCAAGACCTACCGAGATTAGGTTGGTAGCAAAGCTATTAGACCCAGACAATGCAAGCGAGGGGCAGGCAGAAGACCTAGCGTTAGAGATTATCGAAGCGCTAGATTCTGCTCGCCTCAAGCGTGAGTCATACACAGTGGTAGCTAAGCTTGCGGAGTGGGCTCCGCTCCAAGCATGGGGTGAGTTCAGTACCAAGCTACAAGCTGAAAAATTTTTAGGTAATCTTTCAGCTGCTGATGGCACAGGCAAGGGTGCTATAACGAAGTTAGAAGATCCAGACAACTACAAGAAGAGGATGGGTGAGTAATGTTTTTCAATGGCTTCACATTACTAATGATGATATTCGCTGGTGGTAGTGCTTACTTGGTTGGTAATCACTATGGATACAGGCGAGGCGAGGTTGCTATGTATAGGAAGTGTCGCAGTGCTGATGCAGCACGACGAGAATTCCTTAGCAACCTTGGTTAGGTTGGGTAAATAAAGAAAGGCGGGGGATTATTCCCCCGCCTTTTCTTCTTTCTCAAGAAGCTCTGCCCTCAATTGATTCACCCAGTACAAGCGATAGAACTCAGCATCAAACGAGAATCGTTTCATGTGTTTAACTACCGCGCCTGTGTGTGCGTGCAATGGTATGCCAGCTTCCTTCATCATCATGAAGAAGCGGATGTCCTCACCAATAAACTTAGCGTCATCACCATCACTAGTCTCCATAAAGAATGAGCGATTGCCATGATGCTCACGCATCTTCTTAGCCACTGATCTGTGCATGAGGAACAAGCCGTACCCTGCGTAATCAACCTTGATTACCTTATCGAATTCCAATGGGTGTACATACTGCATGGTGTATGGGTCACCCTCTTTAGCATTGAACAGCGCAGGGAATGGCTGCATCAGAGCTTGTTCATTCTCCTTTGAGATGAAGTAAGTACCAGCTACAGCTGGACGTAGTGCAATGTTAGCTGTATCCCATACCTTAGTGATGGCATCGTGGTTCAACACGATGTCACTATCAACCCACAAGATCCATTCGATATCTGTCTGGTCATACCAGTATTCAAATGCTGTCTGTCTTTGACGCCCGATCTGGTTACCTTGTATGCGTGTAGCTGATGCAATGGGCAGGTGACCGCCGATAACTGTATAGATAAGACCCTCTGTAAACTTACCGTCAACAGTACCGTTGTCGCACCAAGCTAATAAGATTCTACCCTTGTCCGCCATGGTTACCTCCCCATCCTCCGCCTTTGAAATGGATAGCTGGCGGTGTGAATACTTTAGTAAGTGTCACATCGCATGTCTTGCACTTAGGAAAAGGATCATCGGTGATTACCATCTCTACCACTGTGTCACAGTTGGCACACTTAAAGTCAAAGCGTGGCACTACTTTTTCTTCTTCATCTTCGCTACTGCTGCGTTGTCAATTAGGTTAGGGTATGGTCTACCCGCTGCCTTAGCACGAGCCTTAGCTTGTGCTACCTGCTCAGGTGTCAGCTTGGTTGACGTCTTCTTAGGATTCTTTGTATCCCAAAACGCTTTCTTCTTTTCCATTGCGATCTCCTAGTATGGTGTGTATCCGCCAAGAGTTTCTACGATATCTCGTAGCCCCTTAGCAATTAGTTGTTCGACTCGCTGCGGTGAGATGTCCCAAGCTTCAGCGATCTCAGCTAGTGGCATGTCATTAGTAAACCGAGATGTGAGAATGCCTTGCATTCTCATGTCTAGTTTCTTCATAGCCTTATCTACATCCGACATCATGGCTGCTAAGTTGTTACCTTCATTGGCTAGCTTCTTAGCTTTGACACCATGTACATCTGGATCTAATACTTGGTTGGTAAGGTATGCCTCGCCACTACCAAGCACCTTAATAAGTCCTTCGATTAACTCGAGGCGATAGAAGTACTCATCTCCTAGCTCGTAGCCCAAGGCACGAGCCTTCTCCTTACGTGCGTAGCGTTCGCCTGCACGTCTGATGAATGTACTAAATGCTTTGTATCCCTGCTTCTTCTCGACGGGATCTTCACGAATGAGGTAGTCCTCTACTTTATCCTTACGTTTCCAAGCGTACTCATTCATAGCTTGACGTATGTCATCACGCTCTACGAATCGGTGGTACTTCTTGGATATACCGTAGGCTATATAGCTGGTGATGTCATTGATCTCTGACCAGACGGGATGTTCTTTATGCAGGTCAACCATTAGCTGTCAACAGATATCTATGAGCAGCAAGTACTAGGTCAGGGTCATCACCAAATAAACCTAGTGCTCGGTTGTGATTGGAACATAGCAGCCCACGTACGCGCTGCGTATCGTGGCAGTGGTCGATACTCAAAGCCCTAGCACCGTCAGTCTTGCCACAGATCCAGCACCCACCGCCTTGCTCTTCGAGCATGCGGTTGTAGTCCTCTTCTGTAATACCATAGGCGCGTATGCGCGAACGACGTTGCTCTTCATAGGTCTTACTTCTTTTGCGTGGCATACTTAGCCCACACTCCACGCTCTACTAGCAATGCAATGATTGCGTAGTTGGCTAAGTCAACGAAGCTATCTTCAAGTGCTTCATTGCTTGGCTCGACAGAGTTGTAGATGAGGTTCTTAAGTCGCTCTAACTTATCTGACATACGAACCATGAGTCCATTGGTTGCACCGCCAGGTGCATTCCAGATGTTGAAAGGACCATAGTCTGCCTGCTTCTTGACTAAGATCGCTAGCAGCTCGTCGTATATTTTTTGCGCGTCTTCCTCAAATTCGAGGAGATGTGTTTCGTTCGTCGCCAAGGAGCACCCTTTTCTAATCAAGTGCATTGACTAGGTCAGTCAACGCTTGCGCTCCAGTGGTACAAATTATACTATTAATATCTGAGTTTGGTGGTAACGACACGCGGACAGCGTGAGGTATGGCATCCTGTAATCGACGAGCTAACTCTTGCCCTGGGTTACTGCCATCTTCCTTAGCGTCATTGTCTGTGGCAATGACTACCCTACCTATACCATCAAAGCAACGACTAAAGTAAGGCTTCCAAGCGTTAACACCAGCAACGGCAACAGCGGGGTGTCCAGCAAGAGTTGCAGTAATCGCATCGATCTCTCCTTCTACTATAAGTAATTGGTTGACAGCGTGGAT